GTGTCCTTGTGCTCTCAAAAAACCTACCCCCCTTCGATGAATTGCATGATCCGCATAAAACTTGAAGGTTACTCATTGAATCAGTACCTCCTAATACTCTAGGGACTATGTGATCGACTGTTAATCGCTCTTCAGTGCCACACATCTGGCAACAACCATCGCGATTAATAACACTCTGTCTTAACTTACGCCAAGCAGTAGTGCTACCTGATTTCTTTAACTTACTCATTGCCAACCCTTTGTTATGAGGTGGTTGAGTGCATTGCAATAGTCCGGGTCTTTGTCTACTGATCCGTAACGGTGAATGGTGTAATGCCAATACTTCCAATACTGCCTTAATGGAGAAGCTACTCGAAGGCTTTCTATCTTCATCTGATATAGGCCATAGGTCTTCCTGGTGCCGTTTAAATTACCTATAGCTTTATGATTCCATCTACTTTCTCTGTAGATAATCTCATTATGGCATTTATATTGTTTATCATTTAATGTAAATCGAGCGATAGCTTTAATCTCTTTAATTGCTTGGTTTGACGCCTGTGCATCTAGGGGCATTGCCATAGATAGAGATATCCCAATAGCGATGGCTACCTTGCGGCCTCTCCCTACCGGGGCCGCCTTGAGCCCCTGATGGGCTCTAGCCCTGAGAGTACCAGAGACTGGAAGCACATTTGTAAAAGTCCTGTTCAGCACGGCGAGCCTTTTCATCGATTATCCGTACTGTAGAACCCTGATCCCTTGAAACTTACTCCTACAGAGCTATAAACCTTGTGCATTGGTGAGCCACAGAAGGGACATTCGAGATCATGCGGCTCGTTGATTGAACGCCATTCCTCGATCCTGGCATTACTTTCGCAATTCTCGTTATCGCACTCGAACTCGTAGGTTGGCATTATTCACCGATTTCTGGATGCATTGCTTCAATGTGACCTAGCATCATTTTGCTAATCTCAATTTGATCTAGAAAACTCGATGCAGCTTTAAGCGAATAGCCGCATAAGCATGTGTGCATTATTTCTGGCATGTCCGGCATGGCACATCCTTAAATATCCATGATCCACATTGCGTGCATCTCTCGGGTTCTAGTGTACCAATATCGCCTTTAAAATCACCGTAACCTGCTTTAAGCAATAGATCGACCAGATCACCTAATCTCATAAATGCCAGGTAGTCCTGTGGACTCTTCTCCCCTTGGCCATTTAATCGACTAACTACGAGTGGCAAGTCACCAGTTTTGCTTGCTCTCTTTGTGACCTGATCGATCCACGCCTTTGGTTGGAAGGATGAGCGTGCTTTTATCTCGCAGTCGAACGGGACATTGAGAACATCCTTACCAGCCCCTCGACCTATATTTGCATGTGGCCACCAAGTCGAAAGGTACTGGGCAACTACGCGCTCGGTCGAGAATCCTCGATATTTACGGCTTTGTGATGCCATTTACCGCGTGGCACTTAGAACATGACCAACTTTTATTAGTCAGATTGACCTTTATGTCTTTGTAAGGAATCGCGTCATTACATAAACAACATCTAGTGGTAAATGTAAACTCCTCAAGAATTGCTATGACTTCCTTGGATCGATGAATCTCGTCCTCTGTTGGAAATGACTCCCATTCCCCGTCTTGGTTCATAAACTGCAAGCGTCCCATTAGTGTTCTCCAAATCGTTTAGTAATTTCGCATTGTTGGCAAACTAAATAAGCCCCGTTTGGCGTTACCCATTCGTTTACATGTGTAAAGCTATCGCAGTAGGTGCAATTACTTACCCCTGAATAAGTTTTAAAGATATACTCCTGGACTGCGTTCATTGGGCACGCAACTTCTGGCGCTGCCATGCGCCTTCTTTGTTGATTTCGTACCAGATAACATCGTTTGGCGCTGGACATCGAGTAAGTTCGCCAGTTACTGCATAAGGGCACTTGAAATGTCCCCATGGCTTACCAGCTTTAGTCTGTCCGGTCTTCCAAATCATGTCGCCATGTTGGCATCGAGGAATATCCTTCTCTGTCTGGCCGCCAATAATCTCTTTCACCGTGGCAACAGCTTCCCCCATTGTGGGCGGCATAGTCGTTGGCTTGATAGTCCATGGATCCTCTTCCTTTACTACTGGAATATAAGTGCCAGATGTCTCTGCCATTTTGGTCTTTGTTTCATCAATGATCGCCTCAGTCTTCTTAACTGTTGCAACCTTTGTCATTTCTTCACGCGAGGCTCTCTTGCCTTTAGTTGCATAACCCGCATTAGCCAAAGCACGGCCAATCGCGCTCGTCTCGCAGTTCTCAAGAGCGGAAGTAGCATTAACGCCGCGACCTTGTACCGTCTCTTCAGCGAGCCCAGTCGTCCAAGGCCGAGTATCAGCCTCAGTTCGAAAGATACTAGCTTCAACGATAAAGCGACCAGAAGACTGATCCAATAATTTAGTATGTATTTGGCCATCCGGATGATCCTTCCAAAATTTGATTAAGCGTTCTTCGACTGTTTCGTAATCTTCAAGGTTAAACATATTGCTCGTCCTTTTCTGTAATTAGTTCGCAGGCTAGTGCCAAGTAAGCACACGCGTCGATATAGGAGTCAATGTGATCTGCGGTCTCCTGGAGTCTTGCCAGTTTAACTTCGACCATCGCCAAACACGCTTGATGGTCTGAGATTGGTGTTTCAAGCATCTGTTGGAGTCGTAATGCGATTCGAGTCTGATTGATACGAGGATGACCATAAATTCTTCCTCGGTCTCCAATGATGTCAGTAGCTGATAATAGGACTTCACTTGCTTTCACACTCGCACCCTTTCCTTTGTCTCGTAGTAATCACGAACGGCTTTGCGGCCCTTGAGATATCCCACGCGAATGCCGACTGTACGGCCTAGATGAAAATATAGTGCGGATAAGACAATCATGGCAATTACATCGCCTAATGATGGATCGAACATACTGCTCCCTTATCGGTTTGTTGGCCCGATGGAGCAAGAATGGCAGATTTCTAGGCTAAGCCTGTTAGATTCAGATAACGAAACGGTAACAATTCTGCATCGTCCATGTGATCATCGATGTCTCGATCGAGATCGTTATCTAGATCGTCCATAGCGTTTACCTGAGACTACGAATGTGCCGTCCTTCTCGATGTAGATTAGATCAACCTGGACGTTCTTGCCTTCGACGTACATGATGGCGAATGCCTGTTGCCAATTGGCCGAACCCTTGGTGTATGACGCCTTGCTAAAGTCCATAAGGTTGCCTACCTCCACACCATGCAGAACACGTCCTATACGGCCTCCAGAGGCTTCTGAGAAGGACGATCTGCCTGCTCTGTGAGTATGTCCTGAGATAACGCTCTTGCCGTGTCTGCGCGCCGCTTCAAGGGCTGATAGCCCGCCTTGTGACTTAATAGGGGTATGGTCGCCGTGGACTGCGATCCAGCCCGGGGCTATGTTGTAAGGCTTCTTGTGAAAGGTAATGCCTAATTCGTCGAGCTTCATAAACTTCTCGAACCTAAGCTCGGGCAATGACAAGAATGAGGGAATCTTCCTCATGATCTGATTGTATAGGCGGTCCGTATGGTTGGACCGGATCATCTGTGTTACTTGTAAATCGTAAAGTACCTGAATAGCTTCATCGCGATCGTCTCCCAGAGTTTGTTCGTAGGCTTCTGGGGTTCCTTCGCTGAACTTTGAGATCGTGTTGAAGTCAATCTCGTCTCCTATTGTTACTACTTCGTGCGGTTTAAACTTGGCTATAAAACTGGCTAGATTCTTGACTGCTACTTGATCATGAAATGGGACTTGCAGGTCTGACACAATCACGATGCGTTTCATTAGTCCTCGTCGTCGTCCTCGTAGGGTAGGCGATCCACTCGGTCGGGGATCGATGGCAGGATCCAATCGGGATAAGCATCGACGTCCGTGATAATTGCTAAAGCCATGTCAACGGCAAAGCCCGCACGTCTTAAAGCTCTGTACATCTCATGCAGGCTTATAGCCCATGCGTCAAGCTGTGAGTAAGTATCGAGATCGATGACTTTCTTCTTTGCCATGTCGAAAATTATCGCTCTAGAAGTATGTTGTAAATCTCATCGACACGCGAATTAAGGCGTTTAATTTCTGATAGTAAATGGGTAATTACGTACCCGGCAAGGCCACCAATAACGGCAAGGCTAGCAAAGTAAAGAGTGAAGAAATTTTCCTGAGTCATTTTTTCTTCTCGACTGTATCGACCGCAGCTTCTAGGGCATCTGCGACAATATCGCCCACGGCCTTCTTTGCTCGGTAAGACTTAATCGCTGCACGGATTACTGGAATCGCAATGAGTCCTAGTGTTGCGTAGATGATTGCTTCCATTATTTGCCTCCTAGTAATGGGATTTCAAAGAACGAGCCATCTTGATCACCTTTGCTAGTGAAAGAGATATGGCAATGATGGTTGTGCGGATTGCTTCCCGTATATTTTCTCCAGCGCCAGCCCAAGCGAGATGATGCAATCCTGCCTTTGAATATGACATAAGAGATGCGCTTCTCTCCAGACTTTGCAACGAGACGAATCTGATCTGCAATATCGGGCATGAGGTCGGGCTTGCCTGACTTATGGACATCTGCATCAACATCGATTGCTCTAACAATCCCAGTCTTTGGATCAGGGTTGTGATCGCTAGAGCGCGCTGAATGACGG